TCAGCATATAACTTAGCATCGGCACCAGTTAAGTGGTATAAATTATCAATACCTAACTTCAATCTATAGTCACGAGCTTCAGCAGTACCGATAAATATCTTAATATTAGGGTTAGCTAACATATCATCTGTCATAGCAGTCAATACGTTTTGAACTGCAGTTCTTGAGTTAGCAACTGACCATGTTACAGTAGTAGCTGAATTAACACCTGAAGCAGCACCGATAATTTTAATTAAACCATCAAACTTGTTTAAGTAAGCACTTGTTGATGAAGTATCACCTTGCCAAATTGCTCTTTCTTTATCTTTGATAATGTTTTGTAAAACATCACCAACTATTTGTTGTTCGAAAGTAAGCATGTCATATTGACTACCTGCCTTTAAAGCACCTTGTAAATACTTAGCTTCTAAATCAGCTTCACACCATTTTAATTGAGCAGTTACTTTACCGATAGTGATAGTTCTTTGTGAGAAAGTAGTATCACCTGAAGCAGTAAAACCACAAGCACCACCTGCTTGCCATACAGCACGAGCAGCTACGATGTTAATAGTTTCAGCAGATTTTACACCTGTTTGTACTGTCATTAATGAAGCAGTTTGACCACCTGCGATAATCTTATAAATAAGAGAATTTGCGTCTTGTTTTGTATAGCTTCCTAAAGCGGAAACATCATATCCATTTGCCATTTGATTTTATTTTTATTTGTTAAATTGTTTTATTTTATTTAGTTTACTTTGAAATTTACTATCTACTACTTTTGTAGGCTCATTAGTTGGTAAATCTAACAACTTACCGAACTCGCTGAACTTACTTTGTAATTCACTTGATGCTGCTTGACTTACTAATAAAGCATCTTCTAATGCTTTTAGTCTTGGTTCAAACATTGCTATAACCTCATCCATTATAGCTTGTTTCTCTTCAGGAGTTACTGCCATTGCTACAGGAGCAACAGGCTCAACTATAACTTCAGGTGCTTCCTCTTTAACTTCGATTTCAATTACTTTACCTGTTTCATCAACAGTTACTACAGTACCATTCTCTAATGTGTGTTCACCTACAGGAGCAGGAAACTCACCATCCGGAGTTACTACAGTTATCATTGAACCAATTACTAATTCAGGAGTATCGTATTTCACGATAGTACCATCTACTAACTTAGCTTCACCCATTACTACAGGCTCAGCTACAGGAGTATTCTCAGGTGCTACAACAAGTACAGGAGTATTGAAAGTAAATAATTCTTTCAATTCTGTTTTCTGTTCCGCACTTAGAATCTTGTTTACGGCTTCTTTAAATGTCATTTTATTCTTTATTTATTAAATTACAATTACTTAGATTTTGTGTAAAAAATTATAGCGCATCAATTATAGCCTTAGCTTCATCTTCGCTTAATTCATTAACCGATTGCTCATAAAAATTACCTTCAACACTAAAGCCTGTATAAATACCTGTTTTAATAAATTCATCCCAAACTTTCTTATCACCAACATACACAAATCCAAACCAAGTCCCATCCGGTAAATGATTTTGATTAAGAGGTGGATTAATACCCATTGCTCTATCAATAATGAAATGTTGATACAATACTGAGTTATTAATCGGTTTGCTTAAATCGTGCATCTCATTGATGCTATTATTGAATCCTAATATTGAAAATTTCTTAACTATCTTTTGAATAGTATCTTTAGTGAATCGGCAGTTGTATTCTCTACCATTATCATTTCTGTATATCTCCATGTCAGGTATCATTAAAGCACCTGCTAATATTTGTTTGTCAGAGGATATTGGAGCGAAGTTATCTTTGTTAGTTCCTAATGTTAATCTGATAGTTTTTTTATTTTTATTGAATGCGAAGTAACCTTGTTCAATAGCAGGACTATCAACAGTAGCAATACCATTAACTCCGCTATTGTCTTCTAAATTCTCATCAATATATAAGTCGATTAATTCCATAGTATTAAATTACATTTGTTTTAAATTATCCAAATTGTGCTTGACTTTCAAGTCTATTTACAGTTGTTTGTTTATTCGTTATTTCAGTTTCTACTACATAGGCTTTAATAGAACCACCTCCGATTACATTACCTTGAGCATCGAAGTTAGTGCCAGGTGTTTGTGCTTGTTGTGCCATTGGTTGTGTTATTGTTGGAGTTTCACCTGTGCTTCCTATTGATGGGGTTGGTGTTTCACCTCCACCTGTAGATGTAGATTCATATTGAGTTGCTAAAATCTTTGCCACATTCGCTGCTGAGGTAGTTACTGCAAATGCTAATGAAGCAATACCGGCAGGATTAGGAATAGGGCCGATAGCAACAGGAGCCTGTGCTAATGAAGCAGTAATAGCTTTGTAACCATCCATAACTGCCATTGATAATTGCAAGGCCTTATTTACTTTAAATTGTTTCTTAGCTAATGCTTCGGCTTCTGCACTACCTTTCTTAGCTTTTGAAGATTGAGCTAAAAAGAATATATCTGATAAGTTTTGTATTGACTTTAATCCTTGTTCAGCTATTTTAGCTTTCTCAGCTGCTTGCGCTCTATCAAATGCTAATTCCTTATCTCTATATTCTTTATTTGCAATTGCCTTTCCTAAATCTGCATTAGCTTGAATTGTTTGTATTTCACCTAAATTTATTATTTCAGCATTTTTTAAATCTTCATTAATCGATGCTAGATTTTGTTTCCTTAATTCATTGATAGCATCATTTTGTAGTTTTATCCTATTTTGTTCTATTAATGCTGATTGATTTAATAATTCTTCCTCTTCCTTACGTTTCTCTTCGTCTTGTGCTTTCTTTTTAACCTTAGCTTCCTCGTAATATTTATTATTTATTTGATTTATTTCACGTTGAGTAAGTTCTTGAATTTTCTTTACATCTTCATTGTAACGCTTGGTATCATTCATTTCATTACCTAACCTTACTTTATGATTTTTTTCTAACTCGTCTCTTAATTGTTGTTCTTGTTTTTTAACTGCATCAATTTGTTTTTCTCTTTCTGATAATCCTGCTACCCTTAACTTATCTTCTAAATTCGCTAAATTTGCTAATTGTTGTTGTTGCTCTTTAGCATTAGATAATTCTTTAGCCATTCTATCGGCTGAAGATTTCATTAAGTTTAATTGTAACTCATCATATTGCTTTTGCTCTTCATCATTTAATTTTTTCTTTTTAGTTTTTAAATCTTCTAAAGCAGTTAATTGAGATTGTATGCTATCTTCAATAGATTTTAATTTTTCTAACTCCAATTCTTTTACATCTTGCCCTGCTGCTTGTGCCATTTTTATTTCAGCATCGTATTGGGCTTCTTTTGCCTTTTGAACATTCTGAGCGTTAGCTACTGCTTCCTTTGCAAACTTTTCATCTGCTTTATTAGTTAATCCAATGGCATCTGTAAAGGCATAAAATAAATTAGTAACTAAATCAACTACCTTACCCATGATGTCAAACTTCTCCATTAACATCATTACACCACTAACTATTATCATTAATGGTATAGCATTCATTGCTGCACCTAATCCTTTAAATCCAGTCTTAACCGCATCTAAATCTAAGTTCTTTAATCCATCGCCTAATAAACCAAATGAACTACCAACTCTTTCAACCCCTGAGCCTTTGAGAGTTTTTGTTGCATCGTTTAAGTCATCTAACTTATCCTTTAATTCAGCAACTCGCTTCGCTGCATTACCATCTCCATTGAGGGCAGCTGCTTGGGCTTCCTTTAATTCTTTCTTTAAATTTTTTAGTGAGTTAGCTGCGGCATCCGTGCCTTTAACCTCAACCTCTATTACTGTTTTATTATCTGCCATTTTAATATACTATATACATTTCATTATTAATACTATTCATAAATACAGTAAGTGAATCATAAAGCACTAACCCTGTATTGTATGGTAAAGCATTACCATCTATTGTCAATGCAGTATCATCGCTTGTTATTTCAAAGCCACCCGTAGCATCTATTATTTTAAAAGTTATTTCCAATCCTGTAAACGCTACAGGCCATGTACATATTAAATTAACACCTGCTCCTCCTGTTATTGATGTATCAATTAAATAA